CGAAGGCGTTCATGTCGTTGTCCCCGTTCAGTTGGAACTGAATAGGCGGACAGCAGTGCGCGGGCGCTTGTTGACCGGCAGGATCGATGCCTCGGTCAGGATGTTGATCCAGCGGTCCTTGTCGTCCATCAACTGGCGGGCATAGAGCGGCAGGCCGATGGTGTTCGCGAGGCTGATCTGATTGGCCGGGCCACCATAGGTCGTGAACGTGTCGATGGTGCCGATCGGGAAGGCGATGCCCTCGCCGACCGGGATCAGACGTTCGGCCACGCCGGTCGAGAGCGTCACTGTGCCACGGTATTCCTCGAAGAGGATCCCCGCGAAGGGGAAAGACCGCCGCACATCCTGGCGCAGGGGTTGCGCGCCAATGGCCGAGTAGAACTTGTAGGCGTCCTGCGTAAGGGCGTGGCCAATCAGCTTGTCGAAGAATTCCGGGCTGACCAGCGCATAGACGCTGATCATCGACTCGCCCAGAAGGTTGTCCTCCACCGCCCGGATCGCATCGCGAACCTTTGCCTGCACGAGGGTGGTGGCGGTGCCGAGCAGGAAATCCACCGAGATTTGCGCCAGGCCAAATTCGGTGAAGTAGTTGTAAAGCGTGGTGCCAGCGCCGTCTTTCACGATGCCGCGCAGCGCGTTCATCTCCATGTATTCGCGGGTCTGGGCGTGCTTGCGGCGCATCAGGGTCAACTTGCGCATCATCACCGTGGCCAGCTGTTCATTCTCGCTGCCGCCAAAGGCGGGCACGCCCTGAATGTCCGATGCCAAAATCACATCGTCATGTGGGATCCACGGCAGGCCAAAAGACCGCATCGAGCGGCCTTGCCGGGTGGCAACAGTGGCGGGTGCGCCCAAGGGGACCGAGGGCAACACGTTCAGCGCACCATCGAACTGCTCGATGATGACCGAGCGCTGGGTGATGCCTTCGAAGCTGAACAGGCCGATCTCGCCCAGCCGGGTGTAAAGGTTCGGCAGGATGTTGATGGCTTGGGTCATTTCGGCAAGCGAATAGCCGCCCGCGTCAAACGGGTTGCGAATGATGGCGTTCATGATGTCTCCGGAGGTTTGGGGTTGGATCAAGGGCGGCGATTGTCTCGCTGCGGATCAGGCGCTGGTCCGCGGCACGATGCCGACGGCGGTCAGTTCTGCCCATTTCGTGGCGGTCAGAGGGACGGTGTTGACGGTCGCGTCAAACACCAGCGCCACTTTAGAGACGATGGCAGGGCCGCGCGCCAGAATGACGCCAGTGGCATCGGCAGTGGTCGCATCGACAGGGTTCAGCAGGACGGCCGAGGCGATCTGCGCCCCATCGGCACCGGCAGCGGTGGCCAGCTTATATTTTCCGGTGGCCGTGATCTTGCCCAGCACGGATCCGGATTTGTAGTTTGTGCCGAGAAGCAGGGTGATCGCCTCATTGGTGTAGTTCGGCTCAAACTGGAATTTGATGACATCAGCTTGCGACGGTGCCTGCGTGAGGGTGGGCATGGTTCAGATCCTTTCGGGTTGGAAGCTTCAGGTGGATTTGCCAGCGCTGGCGACGCGTTTGGCGGCGGCCAGGAGCGGGCTTTCCGGCGCGGCCGACTTGGGCGGCGGCACCACGGCGATGGCAGAAGCATCGCTGCGCGCGGCCAGCTGGTTCAGGACGGAGGCGCGCAACGCGTCCGGTCGGATGCCCTTCTGGACGGCCTCGGCCACATCGATGGTCACGCCCAACCGCGCCGCCTGCGCGCCAACGGTGGCCAGCTCCGCCGCTTCGGCGCGCACAAGGGCCACGGCCGTCGCAGCCTCGGACGGCGCAGGTGAGGGAGGAGCATGCGGGGGCGCCGGAGCCGGAGACGGCTCGACGGGCGCGGGCTGGGCCCGACCTTCGGTCTCATCGGGGGCAGGAGCTTCGGCTGCAGACAGTGCATTCGGTTTCATCATCGATTCCTTTGACAGGTGGGATTGTTGGGCTCGTCCAGGCCCAGCGCTTGGGATTACGCCGCGTCCGTTCACGGCAGCAGCAAAGGCAGCAAAAGCTGACGCCGGGTCGGAGACCTCGTCGGCCAGACCGGCCGCCACAGCCTCCGCGCCGCGATAGCATTCCGCTTCGGTAGCCAGCGCGGCGTCGATATTCATGCTGCGGCCGCGCCCCGCGGCGACCGTTTGGGCGAAGAGCGTCCGGATACTGTCGATTTCCCCCTGGATGCGGGCTCGCACAGGATCGGGCAGCGGCGCGTAGGGATTTCCATCGACCTTATGGGTGCCGGAATGGATCAGCGTGACAGTCACGCCTGCGTCCGACAGCTGGCCACTCAAATCGGCATGCATCACGACGACGCCGATGCTGCCGACCGCCCCGGTGCGGGGCAGGATGATCCGGTCGGCCTGGGACGCTAGCGCATAGCCCGCTGAGAAGGCATGCTCCACGACGAAGGCCCAGACCGGCTTCGCAGACCGAGCCGCCCGAATGGCGTCCGCCAAGTCGAACACTCCCGCGACTTCGCCGCCGAAACTGTCGATCTCGAGGGCAATACCGTGCACCGCAGGGTTCGCGGCGGCAGCTCCGAGTTGCGCGGCGATCCCTTCGTAAGACGTTTGCCCAGAGGATTGCCCGATCCACGCTCCGCGATGCACCAGCACACCAGAGATTTCGATCACCGCAATGCCGTCTTGCAGTGCGAAAGGCGGCTGACCATCGCGCTGATATTGCGTGGCTAGGCCAGAGCTCAGGATACCTGCCCGAGCAGGCAGCGCCGCATGTGCCAGTTCTTCCGGCCCGACTTCAATCCCGGCCAGCCGTAACTGCCGCCCAGTGATGCGCGGTCCAAGCCCGGACAGGAACGCCATGGCCTTGGACGGCTCGACCAACAGGGGCGTGTTGAACGCCCGGTGGGCGATCTGCGCATGGAACATCGTCTCGCCTCCTATGACGCATTGTTTTGGTTCGGGTCCTGATTTGGATCGGACCCATTCTGGTCCTGCGGGCTCTGGTCAGGGGCGTTCGGATCAGCATTTGGATCAGCGTTGGGGTCGCCGCCGCCAGGCGCCTGCGCGGGCGATCCCGGACGGCGGAAGTCGAGGCCGAGCCTGCGTTCGCGGTCGCGTTCACGGGCGATTTCCGCGTCGACCTGTTCGGCGTCATAGCCGCGTTCAGCGATGGCCTGCGTCCTCGACTTCAACCCGGCTTCGATCTGGGCAATCTCTGCATTGGCGTCTTTCAGCGGATCAACCCATTCCCATTTGGTCGGCAGCCAGTTGCAGGCGAGGTATTCCGCGCGACGGCGGTCATAGCCCGGCAGTTTCAGACCACCAGCCAGCACGGCGGTGTCCATGAAACGCGCCCAGACCGGGCGGCACATCTGGAACACCATCACCGAGTGCTGCCAGGCGGAAACGCGGCGGCGAAATTCGATCAGCGAAAGACGCGAGTTCGAGAAGTTGCCCTTGGCCCCGTCGTTGCTGAGATAGCCATAGGGAATGCCCAGCGCGGCCGAGATTTGCAGCAGGGTCCGGTACTGGAACGGCTCATAGGTGGAACCGGAATCTGCCGGGGCGCTGACGGTCACATCCTCGCCGGGATCGAGACGGACCACTTGGCCGGGCGCCACTTCATATTCCTCGTCGGGTGGGGCCAGAGGATTGTCCGGCGCTGGCGAGGTCACGAACATCGCATACATCGCCGCGACCTTCTTACGGTCCAACTCGGCGTCATCGTACTGGTCGAGCAGGAACAACTTCACGATGGCAGGCGCAAAGCGCGACACGCCCCGCAATTGTCCGGCCTCGACCGGATCAATGATGTGCAAAACCTCAGAGGCCGGAACCCGGACAGTCTCGCCCGCAAGCCCCGGATCGGTGCTGTCGCCCGGATGGCGGCGCAGGAAGTGGAACGCGACCCGGCGGCCGACGCGGTCAAACTCAATACCTTGCCGGATGACATTGCCGTTGCCGTCGACGGCATTGTGGTTGAGTGGCAGCATTTCAGACGGCAGCATCTGGATCTGCAGCGGCACCACCAACCCATCCTCCGGTCGGCGGGGCCGGAAGCGCAGGAACACTTCGCCGGTCATGAACACCTCGCGGGCGGCGCGGCGCTGTAGTCCGTAGAAATCTGTCAGCCCTTCGGCGTCGGCATCATCGGTCCAGGCCAACCAGAGGCGCTGCACGGCATCCTTGCGCGAGGCTTGGGCAATGGTGGAATTGGGGCTGATGCCATCGCCGACGGTATTGGCCGCCCACGACTCAATCGCATTGGCGGCGTATCCGTTGTTGCGGACCAGCCAGCGCGCCCGGGCGTTCATCTCCGGGCCGGAGGCGGCGATCAGCGCGTTGACATGGGCGCGCGACGTGACAAAGCCCTTCAACCGGCGCTGGCCCGAGGTGGCATCGAACCCGCCGGGCACGCCAAAGCCGCCGACCCATGCGCCGACACGCGCCCGCCAACTGGTCGTAACCATGATCACAGATCCTTCGAAGCGAAGGGGCGGGACACCCGCGACCGCGTGACTGTGGTGTCTGCCGCGGCGATCCGGCGCTCGAGGTCGAAGATCGCTGTCGCCAGTTCTGCGTCCGAGCCATAGCTGATCTGCCGCCCGTCATAAGTGATCGAACGGACGCCGCCAAAGCGCATGCCAAGGAGGGCGCTGAGCAGCGCCTGCATTTCTGCCAAAGTCATAGTCGCTACCTCATGTATTTCGGGGTCACCGCGCCGGAACGTCGGCGGCGGGGTGTAAGTACGGTTCCGGCGGTCGGGGCGGACTGTTCGACCACCACCGCCACAACCTGTTCTTTGGTTTCAACGCCCGCCTGGGATTCCAGCGACCGCCATGTCGCCTCGTCCCAGCGGTCGGCGCCGAGGATCCATGCCGCAGCCCGGGCATAGACCCGGCAGTCCAGCGCTTCGTTGCGTTCGCGCATCTTCTGCCATTCCTGATGGCCGAAGCCGCGCTTGTTGCGCACCGTCACCATCTGCTCGGCCACCAGCTGCTTCAGCCATTCGGTGTCGGTCCAGTTGGGAAGGTGCATAGTGCCAGCCGGATCGCAGACGCCAAGCGCCCGGTCTTCATCACTTGGACGTTCCAACCGCAGGAAGCGGTAAGTTTCCGCCTTGAAGGTCGAGACCGCGATGGTCCAGAGCCGCGCGCCTCGCCGGAGACGCTTTCCGCCAATCGTTGCATCGACAAAGGTCGGCCCCGACACAGGCGTTGACCGGTTGAAGCTTTCCACGCCCTTGATCGGCGTGACCTGCGCGTATCCGGCGGCGCGCGACCAGGCGTAAACTGCCGGGGCCTCATATCCGGTGTCGATGGCCAGTTTGGACAGCTGCATGACGGCACCGCTTTCGTGGGTCCATGTCCGACCGAGAAGTGCGGTCAGCTTGTCCCAAGCGGCCGGATCCTCTGGGCCACCCGCGATGACGATGTGCTCGACCAGCCAGGACTCCAAACCCCGGCCCCAGGCCCAGACGTCAACCTCGATCCGATCCTTCTGCACATCGGCCCCGGCGGTCAGGAACAGGCCAAGGTGCGGCACGGTCGCGGCGAACACCTCGCGACGATCCGCCAGGCGCTGCCACTCGGGCGCATCGCCGCTTTCCACCCACGTTTCGCCCAGCAGCGTGTTGCGGGCGGCGCGCAGCATCTCGTCGGAGCCTTGGGCGGCCAACCAGTCTCGCGCGATCTGCGCCCAGCTTTTCCAGCCCATCGGCGAATAGAGCGCGGAGATGTGAAAGCCGATGGAATGCGGGTCGACCGAAACAGCAGTCGGTCGCCACTCACCGCGTTCCAGCATCTGCGTCTTGTGATGCTCCGCGATGGGCTTTTCACAGCCCTCGCAAGCATAGGCCGCAGCTTCCGGCTGGCCCTTCGCCCAGCGCAGGCGGTCAAACTGCAACCACTGCATCGCCCCGCAATGCGGGCAAGGCACGAAGTAACGGCGTTGATCGCTGGCCTCGAATTCCCGCTCGATCCGGCTCAAGCCCCGGATCGTCGGGGTGGAGACCATGAACACCTTGCGCCGGTGCGAGAATGTCGTGGTGCGCGCTTCGGCCAGCGTGACAGGATCGCCTTCCTCGTCGGCGGAGGCTGGATAGGCGTCAACCTCGTCCAGAAAGATGTAGCGCGCTGGCATCGAGCGCAGGCCGGTGGCGGAGTTCGCACCGGTCAGCACAAGGATGCCGCCCGGGAACTCCTTGGACAGCATCGAGTTGCCAGCATCCCGCGACCGCGCCGGATTGACCCGTTCGCGCAAGGCAGGACTGTCCGCGATCAGCGGGTCGAGCCGCCCGCGCGACGTGCGTTTCGCCATCTCGACCGTCGGCAACACGGCCAGCATTGGGCCAGGGGCGTGATGGATCACGAATCCGATCCAGTTGTTGCCTGCCTCCGTTGCGCCAACCTGCGCCGCCTTCATGAACGAGATGCGCTGGGCCGGGTGGCGGGGCGACAGCGCATCCATGATTTCGCGCAGATAGGGTGTGCGGGCCGTGCGATACCGCCCGGGTTCGGCGCTCGCACGCGACGACAACCAGCGATGCTGATCAGCCCATTCCGACACCGTCAGGTCCGGGTCAGGCCGCATGCCCCGGCGCCAAGTGCGCAGGATATCCTCGGCGCCGTCAAACCCGAGGTCGAGATCAGAAGTCAGATCGTCGTCTTCACCCCAGGGAGACGCGGAGGTCGGCGAGGGCTGCGAGCTGTTCTCTGACATGGGTTTCCAGCACCCTTTGCAGGATCGCGGCCTCGATCATCACCGGTTTGTTGGTCTGTTTCTCCACTTCCGCTGCCACTTCGGCAGCCATCAGCGCCGCCACCCGGGCGGGCCAAGTCACCCACACGTCCCGTTCCTGCCGCGCCAGGCGGAACACCAACGCCTCGGCCCGGGCCCGGTCGACCAGCGTGCCCTTCTTCTTCTGGATCGCCAGCTGGCGTTCTTGCGCCTGGTAGACGGTCAGCGCCGTGCGGGCTTTCAGGTATGACGAACTGTCGGCGGGCCCCGAAAAGCCACTGTCGCCTCCACCCGTGCTGCGCCGCTGTTGATCGGGGTCCGTCATCTCGGACCGGCGCGCATCTGACGCCGCCGCATTGATTGTCCCATCGCCGAAAACCACCAGCCGCCCGGCCTTGCGGGCCTTCTGGATCGCCCCGCGCGACAGCCCGGAATGGCTGGAGTATTCCCGCTCGCTCATCCCGTCCATCGCGTTGCGCCTCTCGCCTAAAGCAATGAAATTGCTTGTTATTCAGTTGATTACACTCCGGACAAGAGCGATTCTGATTGCAGGAAAACGATGCAACTCACCGAAGGACGATCAGGCCATGACCGCCAAGACCGCAACCCCCGCCAAAGCCCCCAGCGAGGCCCTGCTGCTGGAGATCGCAGCAAAGCATTTCCATATCGAGACGCTGGAAACCCGGAACAGCGACGGCCTCGACTTTCACGATGTGGCGGTCTGGTCGATCCGCGCCGCGCTGGAAGCGGCCTTCGCCGCTGGCCAAGCCGCAACCCGCTGAACAGGAGAACATGCCATGACCAACCGCCGCGCCATCGCCACCAACGACAAAGCCCTCGCCGCCTTCGTGGCCGCCAAGGCCGAAATCGACGCCCGACTCGTGCGCTTGAAAGGCCTGAGCGACGATCACTTCAACGCCACCCCCGACGAGATCCACTGGGGCCATGTCGGCGATCTGCAGCGGTACGCAAATCTGCTGCGCGAGATGACAGACATCGCCTTTGGCGAGGGCGATTGCGCCGGCTGATCCGAAGCGCCCCGACCAAGCCCCGCGATGGCGGGGCTTGTTTGCGTAGGAGGGGACGCAACCCGCGCGCCCGACCGAACGGAGCCACCATGTCCTACCAAACTCTGCTGCACGAACTTGCGCCCGACTTGAACCCTGCTGGGATCGAGGCATCGATGCGCCTCCACTACGGCACCTTGAACCACCTGCCGCGCGAAACCTTCCTGACCGAGGCGAAGCTTGCTGCCGATCTGGAGGGCCAGTCGCCCGGGATCCTGCGCAAGATCGCCGAAAGCATGGGCAT